AAGAGGCAGTCCTCCAGGGGTAAAAACAAATACGTTGTAACAGCGCGCGTACTATACACACATGAGGGGGGGTATGAGGGGGGGGGACCCCCAAAAATGCGACAGTGGGAAATTGGGGGAAAATAAATGGAATTGCGGGATGATAGATGGCAATAGGTGGATATGGGCGGATATGGATGGATATGGATGGATATGGAGGGGGTGGCGAGCGGGTGAGGGAGGTGACGTAATCCCGCATTGCCATGACAATCCCGCATTGTTGGCGTTTTACCGGGTTGTAATCTCACGCGGGTTATAGGACCGTAATTCGCCCGAATACCCGCCACGGCAGCCCGCCACGAGCAGGAAACACGGCCCGGCTGGGGTGTTTCCCGCGGAACAAACAAAAAACCCGCCGGATTAGGGCGGGTTTGTGGGGGCGGGGGCAGGGCGGGTTACAGCATCGCGTCAGAACCGGAGTCGTCGAAGTCGTATTCAGAACCGTAGTCGTCGGGGTCGTCGTCCCCGTCGGTTTGGTCGTCGTCGCCGCCCAGCCCGGACAACAACGCATCCGTATCAATCCCGGCGGGTTTGGCGCTCTCGGCGCGGAGTTCGTTGATAATCGCCGCAATCCGGTGATCGACCCGCAGCGCCTGTTTCTGTGCATCCGTGAGGCGATCGAGATACGCCTTTGCCTGCTCCAACGCGACGTTTTTGTACCGGGCGATTGCGCGGGCGAGAAGTCCGCCCTGACCGCCGGCCCCACCGGCGCGTGGTTTGTTCCACGAGGGATTTTCCCCGGTGATGCGGTCGAAAATTTCCTTCACCGCGTCGTATTTGGTTTGGATAGTCGCCGCGCGCCCGGTGGCGGTGTCCCGGGAAATCGCCGCGGCATCCACCAATTTCTGTTTGAGCCCGTGGAGCAGCGCGGCGCGTTGAATCTCCGGGGTGAGCGTCTCCGGGTGGAGCGTGAGCGTCTCGCCGTGCCGGAACTCGAGCGTGAGCGTGCCGTCATCCGCGATGGTCGCCTCAATGTCTTTTTTCGTCGTTGTCGTGGTCATTTTTGGTGCCTCCGAAATTGGTAATTAACGAACGCCAGCGCGTGCGCAGAATTCTGCCGCCGTGAGGACACCGTCCCCCGTGCCGGTATAGTAGTCCGTGACGCCCACGTACCCATTGAGATAGGTAAATTGACGAGATACTGCCCATTCCGTAGCCCGTTCCCCCAGAACGAGTCGGTGACGGCCATTAGCGTCGAATTCTTGTATCGGTTTTGTCCCGTTTTCCATGATTGCTTCTCCAGTAGTTGCCTGTTTTGGGCGGAATTGCCCGGCAAATGCCCAGTTCCCTAGGCGTTTGTCGCGTCCTCCGTCGCGTTAGCTGTTAATCTCCCGCACAATCACATGGTCAATTAGGGTGCCGTGCTTGTTCGAGAATGCCACAATCGCATCCGCGATATAGTCCGGTTTTTGGGCCGCGTCCGCTTCCCAGTGTTGAACCGTCTCAACGGTCGTTCCTACCTCATCGCGGCCCGGCCCTATGACCACAATGACGAACGATACGAGTAATTTGATTCCTGACATGATACAACCTCCAATTAACATGGGCAGGATTGCCCCACAACTCCCCGCTAGCCACCGCAGGGAGTTGTGACGTTTTCCGCGTTACGGGATCAGTCGCAGGGCATTCACCGCGGCTTCTAGCTCATCTTCTCCGACCCATTCACAGCAGTCAATCAAATGCTCGCGTGTTGGTTGTGCGCGTTCTGCGAGCTCATACAACGGCCCTTCCGCCTCGCCCAGCTCACCTCCGCCGATCAGGAGAGCGAGCGTAGCAGCCCATTCGCCGAGCGTGACGTTGCGCTGTGCTTCGGCCCCTGTCAGGGAGTCCTGCACCGTCACCTCCACCCCTACGTGGGTGTGACGAAACGTCACGGCTTTTTCCTCAACTACAATCGTTCCTGCGATCATGCTACACCTCTCAATTATCTCGGGCAGGATTGCCCCACAAACGCACCCAATCCCGCCGGATGCGTTTGTAGAGTTTCCTACTCCTCACACCCCAAAAATTTCCCGTTCGCCGTCGCCTCGCACGCCACGGCGATTTGATAAAGCCTCACCGGCACGCCCCGTTTGACCAGAAACCGCCTCGTTGCCCACCGCCCCCACACCCGGCGGTTCCTCGCCGCCTCAATCGCACACATCGCATGATAGGTCATTTCCTGTCCCCCTGTGTCGTCTGTCGTTGTGTATCAAACCTGCATGAGTTCATTATAGATATTCGCGCGAATTACACAACAATAATCCGCGCGAATTCCATAGCCCCAGCCTATCCACCCGCTGGCCGCCTATATATTCAATAGACGCGCGCGCGAATACTCCCTCCCGCCCTCGCCCGCAACTATCACCCTGCCCCAGCTCGATAGCCTATGACTATTTTTTTTCCTCCACCTGCCTCGGTCGGTCGGTCGGGGGGGGGTGGTTCCCGGCAGCCGGGGGCGGCTGTTCCGGGCCTTTAGCCGCATTCAGCCCCCACTCACCACGCCCATTTCCCCCCCGTTTTCCTCCCCAAAAACTTCCCCAAAGTCGTCTCTGTTGTCAGTTGTGATAATCCGCCCGGAGATGGCTTAAGAGGCACGCCGCCCGGGGCCAATTGCCCGCTGCCGCCAGTCAACAGCCTGCTCCTTGACCCGCCTGCCCCCAGCACCTACCCTACAACAAACAACCACCAAGAGGTAACTGCCATGAGCGATGCTCTCTACGGCACGGCATCCGCGGCGACGGCCATTGCGCGGGTCAGCTACACCCACGACGCGATGGTTGACCTGCTCATTGCGAACCCCCAGATCACTAACAACGCGCTGGCCGAGGCTTTTGGCTACACTCCCGCCTGGGTGAGCCGGATCAAGAACTCCGACGCGTTTCAGAACCGGCTCGCAGCGAGAAAGACCGACCTCGTTGACCCGGAGCTGACGCTCTCCATCGAGGAAAAGCTTGCGCATGTGGCCCACCGTGGGCTGGACATCCTCGCGGAGAAGCTCGAAGGCCCCGCTTCCATGATCCCGATGGACACGGCGCTGAAAGCGGTGGAGATTTCCTCCCGCGCTCTGGGATATGGTGCCCGCGCCGCTGGGCAGACGAATGTGCAAAACAACTTCGTCGTGGCGTTGCCGGCGCAAGCGACTTCCGAGTCCGCCTGGGCCACGGCCTGCACCCCGGGGGGTGTCTTGGACATGCCGGGGGCCGCTTTTCCCAGTTCCACCCCCGCCGCCGCCGGCTAAAATCCTAGAGCGCGGCCCCTCACGGCCCCTGTCGGGGCTCTGCACAAACTGTTTCTTCCCTAAAGGAGTTCCCCCATGTCCAGTCCTGTAGGCTACCCACAGCGCAACGCGTACCCGATGTTCTCTTCGACGAGTCAGGGAGATGTTCCGGTAGGAAAAAACGGGGCAAATCTAATCCCTGTAATGGTAATCCCCTCGGCCCAGGGGGTTGTATTTGATGGGCCGACTACGACCGCAATAGCAGCGATCGCAGCGACCGTCGTACCGGCTGGAGTTGAGGTTGAAACGCCGTGGACGGTCTATCTGAGCAACGATTTGACATCGTTGAATACTGCTTACAGCACGACCACACGGGGCGCTATTTACGGTGCATTCAAAGACCTAAAGCTGTGGGGATTCGATAGTACGAAACCGCTGAAGCTCAAATACGTCTGGAACGATTCTTACAACCCGACTAACCACTATTTCCGTATCAGTTTCGAGTATTGGACTGGCTCGGCGTGGGCTGCCGCGTTTGACTCCGGCAACTTGCAGATGTACGACCAAGGTCTCGTGAACAATGCAGTGGGGCAGTATCGCGGGACGGTCAGCGGAAAGACGGTCCATGCCACAATTGACTTCTCAAAGCTCCCTGTAAATGGCAGCTTCACGCTCAACGCGGGGGTGCCGGAATACGTGTGCGCGCCGGGCTGCTTTCGCACCGACACCGTTGATCAATACTATGCGACGCTGATCTCTGCGCAGTCGGACGAACAGAAAAAAGTTGGATCTGGCAGACGGATTGTGCAGCGTCGAAAAGCGACGTTCGCGATTGTCTTTGATGACAAGGGGAAGTCCGACGAGCTGGTGTATTCGCTGTGTCAGGAATACGGATTTCTACCGTCTTTTGCGCTGAATACCACGAACTTCACAGCGGAGCAGGCATACCGCTATATAAATTTGTGGAAAAAGGGATGCTCGATGCTGAGTCACAGCGTTACGCACCCTGCGATGAACAATAGCGGGACTATTACCGCCGCGGCGGTAGAAGCCGAAATGGCAAACTCGAAAAAAACAATCGAGTTGTTTGGTATGCCGATTAGCGGATGGGTAACGCCGTCGAGCGATCTTCACGCCGATTTCACCGCCCTGGTAAAAAAATACTACGGCTACGCATTCACTGGACAAAACGCCGGTAAATTCGACGCTACAGTTAGTCCGTGGCAGATGAACCGATATGGCATGGAGGCCAACGCAGCCGGCGGAAACATCGCCGTCGTTCTCGCCCGGATTCAGACTGCGATCACGAACGGTGAATTGCTCGTTCTTTACGGGCATCAGATGCCGTCTGCCTATTTGAACGGCGACAACACCAGCTATTTGTCGGTCGCTGATTTTCGGCAAGTTCTTGCAGCCCTGCGCGCCGCTGAGGATACAGGGTCGGCGATCACGCTGCCGTGCGACGAGGCCGTGCGGCTCTACTACGCTGCCGATCTGACCTGATTCCAACCCCCGTGCGTGCGCGGGGATTGCACCACCATCGCGCACATACAGGAAACCTCCAATGACTCCTGAAGTCGTCCAAACCGTCCTCTGGTCCCCGCAGCCCGGCCCCCAAACCCACCTTCTCCAGTGCCCCGTGTTCGAGATTTTCTTCGGCGGGGCGCGGGGAGGCGGGAAGACCGAGTCCTCTATCGGCGACTGGCTGCAGCATTCCTCCCAGTACGCCGAGGCTGCAATCGGCATCTTCGTCCGGCGGAAGCTCACCCAGCTCTCCGAAGTCATCGCCCGGACCCGCCAGATCTTCCCCAAGCTCGGTGCGAAGTACAACGAGCAGCAGAAAACCTGGACAATGGCCAACGGCGCCCGACTCAAGTTTGTCTACCTCGAACGGGACTCCGACGCTGAGGAATACCAGGGCCACAACTACACCCGCGTGTATGTCGAAGAGGTGACTAACTTCCCTTCCCCTGGCCCGATCGACAAGCTCCGTGCGACCCTCCGCTCCGCCGTCGGCGTCCCTACTGGCATGCGCCTGACCGGCAACCCTGGCGGCCCCGGCCACAACTGGGTCAAGGCCCGCTACATCGACCCCTGCCCAGCCGGCTACCGCATTATCACCGAGGAGACTGAAATTGAAATCGACGGAATACTCCGAACTGTCAGTCTATCTCGGGTCTTTATCCCCTCAAAGCTCGGGGACAACAACCTCCTACTCCGAAACGACCCGACTTACGTCCTGCGGCTCCGCCAGTCCGGCTCCGAAGCTCTCGTCCGCGCATGGCTCGAAGGCGACTGGTCGATCATCGACGGGGCGTTTTTCTCCGAGTTCTCTGAGCTTCTCCATGTGGTTTCTTCTCTCGACGTGCTTCCGCGCATTCCCCCAGGAGCTCTTCGCTTTCGCAGTTTTGACTGGGGCTCCGCGAAACCTTTTTCTGTCGGCTGGTACGTTGTGGCTGATGGAACTTGGGGCGTACCTGAGCGGCCTAAATTCCCTAGGGGCGCGCTGATCAAATACCGCGAATGGTACGGGGCTTCGGGAATTAACAAGGGGTTAAAAATGGAAGCCGGGATGGTGGCGCAGGGGATTGTCGAGCGCGAGAAGGGGGAGATCCCCCGGTATGGCGTGGCTGACCCTGCGATCTACATCCGCGACGGGGGGCCTTCTATCGCCGAGATGATGGCGGTTAAGGGCTGCATGTGGCGCAGGGCGGACAACAAGCGCCTCGCTGGCGCGGCCCAGATGCACACCCGGCTCCAGGGCGAGAACGGCATCCCGATGCTTTACTTCACCGACTCCTGTGTCGATTCCATCCGAACAATTCCTACCCTCCAGCATGACGAAATCAACTCCGAGGATGTAGATACTGACGGCGAGGACCACGCGTATGACGAAACTCGCTACGCAGTCATGTCGCGCCCCTGGGTTCCCCGCAACGCCCCGGCGAAAGTTTCCAGATTCCCGAAGCACCCCGGCGCGATGACTATCAACGACGTACTGAAACGGCGGCAGACTGAGCGCTCCGCTGCGTCCCCTGACTA